GTTTCGTCCGACCCGACTTATGTAAGAACCCAAAACATTTTGCTGGGATCCATCTCATTTCTCCTGCTTGCGATCTTGAAGATTTTAACATGCCCTCACCTAAACCCACTTGGCGAGAACGCGTACAAAGATATTTACCTAACCCTTTTGCTGCTGCTGTTGGCTACATTGCGAACGGCGCTCAAGACGCAGATTGTGCTACATTTCTCGACATGACAATTGGTCAACGTCTTCTTTGTGTAGCAACCGGACTTGGAAAAATTGTTGGAGTTGCTGCTGTTGTATATGCTGGTGTCTCACTCGTCCAGCATGTTATCAAACTTGCCTCAAAATATTTTTCTGCAGGCGATGCATGTAGTGCCGTACTTGATACATCACGAATCAAGACTGTAAAAACTGTCTCTCGAACGATGGGTGTTGCAACAAGTGAAGTCGAAAATTGGCTACATGGTAACTTGTGTATTGTCCAAGCAAATAATGGGACCACATCCCAAACTTTGCATGGTCTTATACTTGGAGGACGTGTTGTTTTAACAACAGCGCACCTCACCAACCGCGAAACATCCGGTTGGGATATTGTAGTGTGGTGTCATAACCCACATTCAAATACACAAGGCTGGTTCCCCGTGCATTATTTGCCCGGCACCCAACGTATGTACCGTGATGATGCTACTGGCATATCATTCGATCTTCAAACTTTTGAACTAAACCCTAGTGTGCGATCATACCGCGACATAACAAAACATTTTGCTTCTTCACACCAACATCCTGAAGGCATTTACCCTACCACAACACACGTCTTGACGCGTGTCGATAAAGGAGAAGAAGGTATCGTTGAAATTGATCACTCTTTTGGCACCCTCAAAAATGAATCATATTCTTATGTATTGAAGCTTGCTGGTCAACAACCTGTTATTTACACTATTGATGGATACATTGAAGTACCACAATATGAAGGTCGTACACCTGTTGGATATTGTGGAACACCACTTGTTTATAACGCAAATTTTTCTGCTAATGTAATTACTGGTATTTTTGTTGCCTCACATAATAATTCACAATCAGCTTATCATTATGTAGACCGAACCATGGTCGAGAAAATGCTTTTTGTACATAACGCAATTATAACGCGAGAACCACAACAACTTTCTACAACTGGTTATACACAACTTGCAGGCGATTTTACCCGCTTTGGGTATTCATTACGGCCAGGAGCCATAATTCGAAACGAAATCAAACGATCGAAGATTCTTGGCAATGTCATCGCACCCGCTTTTAAGCAACCTGCCATAACACACAGGCAAGACCCACGTTTCATTCGCAAAATGGAAGAACAAGAAGGTATTGTCACAGTTGATACTCCACTACAAGGTGGTTCACCTCTTGCTAATGGTGTTGCTAAATACGGACAAATTTTTGGTGAAGCTTTCGAAGAAGAAACTTTGTGCCATGCTGCTGCACGTGTCCAAGCACTTATTGGAACGTACTTAGAACAACTTGGTCGTCTTCCATGCACCTATACTCTTGAAGAAGCCATTCAAGGCTCCAATCGAGGAATTGGTCTTTCTCAAATGACTGCTGATACATCCCCTGGATTACCATACAAATTTGAAGGTCTCTCACGACTCGACCTTATTGATGATGTTGATGGAATGCGCCAACCCTCAGTACGCTTACGTTCTGATGTTGATGCACTCCGTGCTGCTTTTGCCAGTGGTGAAATACCTGAAGATGTCCTTTGGTATGATTTCCCAAAAGTTGAATTGCTCAAGCCAGAAAAAGTCGCACAATGCAAAACCCGACACATTACGTGCCCTCCATTTCATCTTTATTTGCTTACTCGACAAATGTTTGGTGCCATTGATACTGCCATCAAGAAGATTGACGTTACCAGTGGTTTCGCCGTTGGCATCAACCCAGAATCATTTCAATGGGATGCTCTTGTGCGTCATATGCTCATGTGTCAAGTTAATCCCGATAACACCGCCGAAACACATGCTGTCGAAGAAAATAATACCCTTGTACCAAGGGTCTTGTGCTTAGATTACACTCGATTTGATGGCACGCTACCTGCACAGTTAATACAAGTTACATTGCGGATGCTTGCTGGTTTTTATCGTGACGCTACTCCAGAAGAAACACGCGTCAGAGAAGCCATCATTGAGAACATCATTCACACAAATGCTTTGTGTGATGACTTGATCTATCAAAAACATCAAGGCAATCCTAGTGGATGTGCCTTTACCACCACTCTAAATTCAGTTGCTAACATGATTGCTGTTGAGTATGCCTCACTCAAAGCTTATGGCGATGGAATGCTTTCACTTGGTGAAACTGATGGTTTTATCCAATCACCTTATGCGATTTATGGTGACGACAATGTTATTGCTGTCCCTTGGAAACATCGCAATCAAGATTTCACTAAAATCCAAGACATCCTTGCATTACATGGTATGCAACTCAAGAGCGAGACAGGAACATTCGATCTTGTTCCTATTTCTGATCCATCAGTTCAATTCCTGAAACGGGCCTTCATATATGGTCCCGATGGGATGTGGAAACCACGAGTAAACCTTCAACTTATTGCTGATATTTTAAACTACACAAAAGTCAAAGGTGAATTACAAAATTTGCAATTCATGCAGAACCGAATTCATTCCGCGTTTCTTTTCCTTTATTTTCATGGTCTTGAAGTTTATGAAGAGTATCGAACACGTACTCTTGCACGGCTCGAACGACATGGCATAACCAAACTCGTTACAGTACCATCATATTCCACAATAAACATGTGGTATGCAAATGGCACAGCTAGTGCAGATTTTGAAGGGCATTTTACATCCCTCTCAAAAGTTGGTGCCTCTCTACGCACCATGCGAGTGCGTGTTGCTTGTGGACAATCACAATCAAGCAACGTCTCCAATGTTTATAACTACGGTAATGGCAATGCTACTGATCTTGCAGCCACAGCTTCCTCACGACAAGAAGATAACATAACATCTGAAATATCACCTGATGTAGAAGTTGATGCATCTGCACTTGATGCTCCAACTTTCGGGCACCAGTTATATGCTGGTGAACGTATTTTTGCCGGATACAATTCAAC